TGTTACAATGTTACACTGTGTAACAAAATTTGTAACACCAAAAAACCTTATAAAATCAACGTTTATTATATATATGTTACATTGTTACACTTTTTTTGTATTAGATATATAAATAAAGGGTATATGGAGTATATATGTATCCATATGCGCCATAACGCCCATGTTTACTAAACGTATACGCGCGAGAGTAACATTGTAACAACACTTTGGCGGCGGATTATTTGAAAGGCTGAGAGGCGGGAGGTTGTGGCCGGTTGAAAGGTTCAGTGGACGAGCTGAAATCTGGCTGAGATCAGAGAAGCTCTGAGCTGAAATCTGGCTGAGATCAGAGAAGCTCTGAGCTGAAATCTGGCTGAGATCAGAGAAGCTCTGAGCTGAAATTCGAACTGAAATTCGAACTGAAATTCGAACTGAAATTCGAACTGAAATTTGTTTAACTGCTGTATGCCCGCCTCCCGAGAGGGAGATCGCGCGTGCCCGTAACCTTGCCGTTCTGACACGATTTGTATGCCGAAACGTCACGATTTTACTGACATTTTGACATACTGACATACAAATTATGACGCAGTGACACAATTCTTATGACGGAGTGACAAAAAACCATGCGAGAAGCTGACATTGAGCGCCGTTTGCGGCAACGGTTGGCCAAGACCTGTCCCGGCGTGCTCTGCCTGAAGTTCGAGAGCCCGGGCTACACGGGAGTACCGGATCGGATCCTGCTGGCGCCGGGCGGGCTGGTGGCGTTCGTTGAGTTGAAGGCCCCCGGCAAAAAGGAGCGTCCCCGGCAGGTGTTTGTGCAGGAGCAGTTAAGAAACAGAGGGTTCACGGTGTTTTCATCCGTGGACAGTTACGAGAAAGTAGAGGAAATATGCAGTTTCATCCATACCCTTATCAACAATATTGCATAGACCGGATCATCGACACGCCCAAGCTGGCGCTCTGGCTGGATATGGGCCTCGGCAAGACGGTCGTGACCCTGACCGCGTTGCAGGAGCTCAAATACTATCGGTTTGCGTTCCGCAAGGCGCTCGTGATAGCGCCGAAAAAGGTGGCGGAGTCTACATGGTCGGCGGAGCTCAAAAAGTGGGATCATCTGAACATGCTGAAAATGTCGGTGTGCATCGGATCTTTGACGAAACGACAGAAAGCCCTTGACGAAGTGGCAGACGTTTATGTCATAAACCGCGAAAATGTGCAGTGGCTTGTCGAAAAGTATGGCAGAAAGTGGCCGTTTGACGTGGTAATCCTTGACGAATCGTCAAGTTTTAAGAATCACCAAGCAAAAAGGTTCCGCGCCCTGCGTACCATGTTGCCGCATATTAACCGGATCATAGAGCTGACCGGTACCCCGTCGCCGCATGGCCTGACCGACTTGTGGGCGCAGATTTACCTGTTGGATGGTGGACAGCGCCTCGGCAGGACGGTGTCCGTTTACCGTGACCTGTATTTCGTGCCTGATCGCAGGAGCCGTAATATGATCTACTCGTATGCGCCGAAGGACGGAGCCCCTGAGGCCATTTACAAGGCACTGGGCGACATTGCCGTGTCCATGAAGGCGGAAGACTACCTGACCCTCCCTGACATGATCATAGACGACGTGCCCGTTCGGCTTGATGCCCGGGCGCAGAATTCTTATACCTCCCTCGAGAGGGACATGCTTCTGGCAGTCTCCGACGAGGAAGTCGTGTCTGCGACGACGTCTGCTACACTGACGGGGAAGCTGTTGCAGTTGTGCAACGGCGCAGTCTATGATGACGACGGGAAAGTCCGGGCAGTTCACAGGTGCAAGCTGGAAGCGCTGGAGGAGCTGGTTGAACAGCTCAACGGACAGCATGCTATCATCTACTACCATTTCCGTCATGACCTAGATCGGATCATGCAGACCCTGAAGAACAGCCCCCTTAATATACGCGCATATACGGGCCCTGAGGACGCGGACGCGTGGAACGGTGGAGAAATAGACCTCCTCCTCGCACAGCCCTCCTCGTGCGGATACGGGCTTAATCTGCAGGACGGAGGCCATCACGTGATATGGTTCGGGCTGACGTGGTCGCTTGAGGAGTATCAGCAGGCAAATAAGCGTTTGCATCGGCAGGGACAGAAATTTCCCGTTATCGTGCACAGGCTGATCGTGCAAGGCGGACTTGATGAGGACGTTGTAAGTTCCCTTAACGGCAAAGAGGACGTGCAGGAGAGCCTTTTAGAAGCGCTGAAGGCAAGAATAGACAGAGCAAGAGGAGGACAATATGACGTTGCGTGAATTATCACAGCTTTACTGGCTGAAATCAGAGATCAAGATGTATGAGGAGCGCCTGATGCGCTTGCGGGCGTGCATGGGCGTTGGCTCGCCAAATTATGACGGGATGCCGAAGGCGCAGAATAACGAGAGCACCACAGAGCGGCAGGCCGTACGCCTCGCCGATCTGGAGCGTACCCTAAAGTCGCTGAGGGATAAAGCGCTTGAAGAAGAGGCGCGCTTGACTTGTTACATTGCGACAATACCGGATGCGTACCTCCGGATCATATTCACGCACAGGTTCGTTCATGGGCTGACATGGTGGCAGGTTGCGGCTGAAATGGGCGGTGAGACGACAGCGGACAGCGTGCGGAAGGCGTGTGTGCGATATATCGAGCGCGGCACAAAATCCGAATAGTGCAGTTCTGTTTAATCCCCCCGCCTTTTGATTGACCCCCTGTTTCTGTTGTGCCGCGTTCGGGCGCGTTCGTGGAATACCTCCCCCGTTTTAATCCCCCCTGTTTCATCGGCTGAAAAAGTCACAGAGCATTTTTCATCGTCGCGGTTGCGCGGCGATTTTTTCGTTTTTCCAAATTGCGCCGGTCGCCGGTTGCGGCGGCCTGTTGCGTCGGGATTTTTTGGTTTCCGGAAAACGGCTGTCCGGAAGACCCCCCTACCCCGAGATTCGGGCCCCTACCCCCACGCACCTCCAATTTTGAGTTTTTACATGTGTAGCAGGCAAAAAGCGGCCAAACTGGTTAAAGCGGATCAACTGTGGTCGAACTACTTTAACTCTGGAAAACCGCCGCGCGCCTGCACGATAGCAGTCAACGAAACTTCTTTACGATTAAGTGAACTTCTTTTGATAACGGTAAAGAACTTTCGTTGACAACAAAAAGAGCCCTCCTAAGAGGGCCCTCGGGCATTCTGCTTTTAAAGGGTTCCTTTGACCGCGTCGCCTGTGTGACTGTAGTAGTACCGGCACCTGCCAAACTCGTCTCCTGCTGTCGGGATCTCCTCCCCATCGATCGCGAGTCGGAAGGCCTTGCGGGATGTCCTGTTGTAGACCCGGCCGATGGCGATGGTGTCCTCGCCCCGGAAGAAGACCAGCCGCTCCTCTCCGATCCTGACCTCGTCGAGCTGATCCAGCTCCAGTACCTTCTCCTCCTTGTCGAGGTCGATGAGCGCCTCGAAGTCTACTCCATCGATGGTGACGGTCTCTGTGGTTCTCTTGAATAATTCTGCTTTCATGGTTAGTCCTCCTTGTCTCTCAGCATGCTTTCGACTGCCATCTTGATCGTCAGGCTAAAGATCGTCGCGTAATACTCGGTCTCGCTCTTCGCCCGGAGGAGCGGCTCGGCGTCCTTCAGCGGCTCCAGTGCGTGGGCGATGAGGTAGTTGGTCGGGTTGCCTCCGCAGGGCAGGCTCTGCGCCTCCTCGCTGTCGATCTGCCCCCAGTCATCGACGAACTCGTCTCCTACTTCCTTCAGCAGTGCCATTGCCTTTGTTACTTTTTCGTGTGCTTCTTTTCTTGTCATGGTTTGAGTCTCCTTTTATTTTTCTTCTGTACAGCGCTTCCCTCACGTCCTCGGCGGGGATAGCGCAGGTGATCTGTGCTTTATATGTGGCGAGCTCCTCAGCGCTGTCTGAGATGGCGAGGATCCCGCCTGTGCTGACCCGCAGGAGCGCGTACGCCCTCTTGCCGCCAGCGGCCTCGAGTACCTGACTCAGCTCCTTCCCTGCGATATTGCGTGCTCCTGTGATCAGCATATCCTGTCCTCCTTGTCTACAGCCATATCCGGATACGGCCGGTGTCCCTGTTCTCGGCGATGAATTCGTAACCGCCCTGCCGCTCGAGCTCATTCACCCGGGCGTTCAGCTCATCGGGCTCGCCCTCGAACTCCTCATCGATCTCGTACTGGGTGCCGTCCGCTCGGTCGCGGTGGTAGGTGAGCCAGTAACGCGCCATCACGCCACCTCCTTCCACTCGAAGCGGCCCATGCCGCTGTTGTGCCACTGACCGAGGCCGTTCAGCCTGCCGTAGTCCAGCCACTCCCGGACGGCGGGCATCAGGTCGTCCCGCAGGACACTGACGGTGAACTCGCACTCCGTCCCCGCCGGGCACATCTCCGAGTTGGCCAGCGCCACGCGCTCGCCTTGGGCGGTCTGCGCCCTGAGGGGCCTCTGCAGGCTCGTCATCTCACCGTCGAACTGCAGGGGGATCCTGCGCTCATCCACGAACACGAGACCGTCGATGTATTTTTTGAACGCCTTGATCTTGGAGCTCTCGGTGCCGGGCACGTTCTTGAGCATGCCGCAGGCGTGCTTGAAGAATCCACGGATCTGGTAGTCCCAGAGGTGCGGGGTGCCGTCCTCTGTCCGGGCGAACACCGTCATCTCCTTGCGCTCCACCTCGTCAGCACCGAGTGCCTCGATCTCCTCTTTCCTGCTCGGGGCGTCCGGGGCCTTGCTGGCGATGAACTCGCTGTGCACCTCCGGGTTCGCACTCGCTGATCCGAGGATCGGGTTGATAAACGTCACTTTCACTTTCATTTTCTGCATAACTGTTCTCCTTTTCTTGGTTTTTACTTTGCCACCGCGTTACTTTGCGGAGCCGTACAATGCCCTTGCTAAACTAGGCAGTTCTAAACTTGACTTTGCCACCGCGTTACTTTGCAGAGCCATACCGTTCCTTTGCGGTACTGGGCTGTGCTGAACTAAGCCCTTGCTGTACTAGGCAGTTCCAAACTTAACTTTGCCCTTGCTTTACTCAACAACGCTAGGCGTTACCATGCCTTAGCCTTGCGATTCAGTCTGTACTTTGCTTTTGCCTTGCGGTTCCAAGCTCAACGATGCCTTCGCGATGCAATCGGCACTTTGCCTTACTTTGCCATTGCAGTGCTCCTCAGGGCCTTACAATGCCATCGCTCCGACTTGCTGTTCTTTGCTATACCACCGCTTAACATTACCCATCATTGCCAATGCTTTTCGAGGCATGGCCTTGCAACACCTAGCTGTTGCGACTGTTCTGCGCATTGCTTTGCCTCTGCTATACCCAGCGGAACTTTACTATGCTTGACTTCGCCGTTGCGTAACTTCACGGTTCCTCTCCTTGCTCTGCCATTGCCACGCCGCGCGTCTCCTTGCTATGCCATCGCGTTACATATCCGCGAAGCACTCCCCTGCCATGCTCTCGCTCATGCCGCTGTTCAGGCATCGGGTGTACCGGGCCATGACCCTGTACTCGACGATCGCCTTGATGCGGCCATACTCCCTGCCGGTCACCTTGCGGCTCTTGGCCGCCCACTCGAGCTCGAAGCACTCGTCCTTCAGCTCATAGAGCCCGTCCTCGTCCTTGATCAGCTTCCCGGCGACCGAGATCGGGAAACGGATCTTGCCTTCCTCCGCATCGTAGATGATGCACCAGATGTGGTCTGACATGCTCTCGAGGTTGAAGATCCAGCTCCCTTTGACGCGGTACTTCCGCTCCTGCTGTTTCCTCGCCGCATTGAAAGCCCTGCTCTGCTCCGCGAATCTCTCCTGCTGTCTCATGTGGTTCCTCCTTCCTTACCGCTCGCTGTAGCGCAGGTAATTCATGTCGTCCCAACGGGCTCCTATGACTGCCTCCGGGTCGTCGAAGTCGTCGTACTCGACCTCAGCGTAGTCATCAGGGAAGCGCTCGTCGTCGTAATCATCGTCGCACACCATGTGCGTGCACTGCAGGTGGCAGTCTTCCATGAGTCCGAATGCGCACCTGTCGCAGTCCCCGTTACGGGTGAGCTGTTCCAACTCGGCTCTTCTCATGTCGGCACCTCCTCTCACATTTCCTCTACATAGTCACAGATGGCGATAAGCTCATCACGTTTGGCGATGGCGTTCCTCTTGTACTCGCCGAACCTTATGATAGCGTTCTCGTCGTCGGTCTCGAGGATCTTGTCTATCAGGCGGTCGATCTTCCCATTGAAGAACTCGATCTTAGTGTTCAGGTGCTCCAGCAGGTCTTTCCTGCTGATCAGGTCTTCGGGCTCCTCGGGCTCCTCTTCGGGCTCCTCGTGCTCCTCTTCGGGCTCCTCTTGCTCCTGCTTGCTCCAGACCTCGTTGTAGAAGTCCTGAATGGTCATCCATCCATGATCCTCTTCGTAAGCCCAGAGAGCGTCGAAGAATGGCTGTAAGTGCTTGGGCTGTTCACAGCAGAGGTCGAAATCCCTGCACTCCTCGCTTGCGGCGAGGTCTTTCAGCTCCTCGTAGGTTCCGGTCTGTCTCCAGCCCTGCATCTTTGCTACCCAGATGGCCTCGGCCATGATCTGCTCTAATGTCAACATTTCTTATCTCCTTTCTGAGCGTCTTGCTCAGTTAAATTTTCTTAACTCTGTGGGGAGTATAGCAGAAGAAATTTAACTTGTCAACAACAAAATTAAATTTTTTTAACTTAAATTTTTCTGGGGGTCGCGATGTCCGATATGTCCTGCTGTGTAATGGTATAATCCTACCGTGGATTACTGTGGGAGCGAACCCGCCTCCGCAGATCCGCGTCTACCGTGGATCGGCTCCCACGGTGCCATAAACGTCCCAGTAAGTGGGACGTTTTTTCTTGTCTCATTGGTGCGAGTAACTGCAACTGTTTTTTCATTGTAAGATCTCCTTTCGGTGCATGGGGCTCTCCTGAGCCCCTAGTATCGAACCCGTGAGGCACAGAGCCAAACAGGAGGCGGAACATATGAATTCAAGATATCGGTTGCTCCGTAACTGGGAGAACCTGCAACGGGCAACATTTGACGGCGTCGGTAAGTACGACGTGCCGCAGATCTTCCCGGCAGACACGGACTGTGATCTGTGGATCGGCTTCAATTTTGCCAAGACCTGTGAAGACCGGGAAAACCACGGCGTCCACTTTTTTGTGGACGACTACCAATTCAACAGGTTGTGGACGGATCCGGATCGATACGTTCCCATGCTGAAGCAGTTCCGGGCGGTGCTCACACCGGACTTTTCTACTTATACGGACTTTCCGATGGCACTGCAGATCTACAACCACTATAGAAAGCACTGGCTCGGCGCGTACTGGCAGTTGAACGATATGACGGTCATACCGACGATCAGCTGGGGTGATGAGGACAGTTATGAGTGGTGCTTTGACGGGGAGCCAAGGAACAGCACGCTGGCCATATCATCGGTCGGGATTATGAATGATCCTGAAGCAAAACGGCTGTTTGTTGCCGGGTTTAACGAAATGATGTCCCGGCTGAACCCTACACGGATCATACTGCAGGGGGAGCTGTCGGAAGAATGCGAAGTGGACGGAACGGAAGTAGTGAAGATCGAATCATTTCAGGAACGTTTGCGCAATTTAAGAAAAGCGGGCGGTTAAATTTTTTGATTCTTAGTTAAATTATATTGACCGCAACCGCAGAAAGAGGTATTCTATGGGAGGCAGAGGATCAAAGTCTGGCGGCATTGCTGGAAATGGCGGCAGTAACTCACAGCCTCAGACTGTACAGGGTATGGCGCAGACGCTAAAGAACAAGTTCGGCGTAACCGTAGGCGTTAACAACATGTCTAAGATAGACCAGACAGCGGCTATGGCGGCACTGAATTCGGTGAATGACTTGCTTACCGAGTTTCCTCGCGCGATTGGCGTTTTAAAGAAAATAACGGCACACACGGGTCTGGGCAAGCGCGAATATGCGCACGCCACTTATTACGGAGACGTAGTTCTAAATCAGGTCGCGTTTCAGAATCCCAGTCAGCTGAATAACTATGGGAGTCCAAAAGGCACGTCGTATCTGAATGTGGCTGATCATGAGATCGGGCACATTTTGGAAAAGGCACTCATTACGGAGGCGGTTAAAAACGGATCCCTCGGTGCATGGGGCGCTGGCGGAGCATGGGCTAACTGTACATTCGCGACGAAAGTAATCCATGAAGCGGCTATGGGGCTCAAAAAGACCGCATACGGAAACGGCAAGACGATAGATCAGCTGGTGCGCCGGGTATCGCAATACGCGACGACGGATAGATCGGAGGCAATGGCGGAGTGCGTTTCTGATTACAGAGCAAATGGGTCGAACGCAAATCCATTGTCCATAGAAGTGTGGAACATACTCAAACGAGAGCTTGGGTGATAAGGAGGCGAAGCTATGGCAGGAAAAAAGAATGCAGGAAAAAAGAGTGGCATAACGTCTCTGTCTAAAAAAGAGGCGGACGAGCTCGCAAAACTCGCAAAAGCAGATGCTAAGAAGAAGGGTATTAAAGACCCCGACGCTTATGCAAGAACGCTGATCAGAAAGAACTAGCGCTAATAATACCGGCGTTATGGATGAATGACGCCGCTACCCTTATACAGTTGGAGGTCGAATATGGGCGGAAGAGGATCCCGTCTCGCTTCCCGTGTCAACGCTACCGCAAGCGGCGGTGGCGGTGGCGCAGGCGGCGGTGCACAAGTAAATACAGCTACACCGGCACAACAGCAACCGCAGTTGCAACAGCAGATGCCGAGTGCACAGCAGGTACAGAACCAGAACGCTAATTTCCCGGATACCGATACAGCAGGGTTCCACAAATTAGTTGGTGGACGTCAGTATTATCAGAATCAGGCGCTTGATATCGATGCGCGTACAGTTCTTCCGGATTATCTGGATCCGAGGACAACACCGGGCTCGTTATATAGTGCGGCGCAGAACATGAATTACGCGATCGCGCATGGCCAGCAGTTGACCGGACAGCAACAGTTCATGTATGACAGCATCCAGTCTGCTATGCATAACCTCGGGCAGAATCTGACGCTTACACGGTATGATCATGGCGGGGCTCTTGATAGCATTCTTGCTCAGTCAGGCGTGACAGGAGGCCGCGGCGGATTAACCGCGTCTCAGCTGAAACAGTTATTGGTGGGTAAAACCTATTCAGACAATAGAATTTTGTCCACGTCATATAACGATTTCAAGCATGCTGGGGCAAATGCTGGCACATTTACATCTCGTGAAATTAAGTTTTCGTATCTTGCAAAAGCGAGTACGCAGGCTCTCATGCCCGGTAATGGCCCCGGCGGCCAATTCGGGGAGATCCTTCTGGGCGCGACAGGTACAAATGGTGGGCACAATAATTATAAGATCGTCGATGTCAAATATTCAGGCGCCAGCGCCCGTGTAAAGGGCGGGTCTGTAGGAAGCGGCGGTCTTAAGCAGATAGAGATTGTGGTCGAAGTAGACTAAGGAGGCAAAACATGGCAGGAAAAAAGAATGACACCCCGGCTAATTATGGCCGATGGGATACGTTTGATGGTACGGTAAAAGTCACAAGCAAAAACACACCGAGCCAACAGCGGCTTGTAGACGAGATCAACGCACAGCGGAAAAAAGCCGCTAAGCAGGGCTCAAAGAAAAAATAATACGGAGGGGCGCCATGGGCGGCAGAGGAGGAAGAAGCGGATCTGGCGCAAACAGGCGCACCGCAACTAACAGCACATTATCGCAAAGAGTTACAAATCAGGCCAACAATCCGGTTCCAAATATACAGAATCAGGTTCCTACACCGCAGAATACACCGGTCGCGTCGTCAGCTGATATTTATGCAGATCTTGCGGCGATGACAGATGCACAGCTTGCGCAGGTATACAGAGATTCGCAAAGGACTAGCTTGCCGAATCACCTGAACGATAATCCGGATGTAACACAGAAATTCGTGTATTCCATAGGATTGAATGAACGACCAATGGTACTTGACGCGGCGTCATTTAATCAGTTTATGTCTGACAATAACATCCCGCAGTCCCAGCTCCTTGCACGAAGCGTGAATGGCGGCGTTGTTACGACGACGGCAGGGAACCGAGTGGGCATTACAGCGCAGGATATTTTGGATCAGATGAAATACAGCCGCCTGAATTATATTGGTGGCAAGCATGGCGGACAGGCGTACGGCGCGGGTACATACTTTGATATGACTGGCGGGCGAAATACTGGTTACGGGCAGACTACAGCCGTGGCGGTTCTTAACCCGGCAACGGCGCGTGTTATAACGGACGCTCAGCTTTCTCGTATGGCTCATGCTTTTGATCAATCGCACCCGCAGTTTGCGAGAGCAACGGGCGGCTATAACACAGGATACAGCGGTGGTCGGAATAACATGTCAGTGTATGCGGTTGTTATGGGATACAACGTCATTAAAGACGCTCACGGAACATATCACAATGTCATCGATCGTGCGGCGTTAACTTACAGGCAGTAACGGAGGCTAGGTATGGCATACAAGGAATTAAAGCTTGAAAAGGGAGCGGCTAAGGGGCTCTATGACCTGTGGAACGCAGGTATGGATAAGCCGAAGAAAGCGGCTCCAAAGAAAGCGGCTCCAAAGAAAGCGGCTCCAAAGAAAAAATAAAAAGTGCATTTCCTGAAAGCGCATCTTCGGATGTGCTTTTTTATTGCTACGAGGAGGGAACATGGCAAACGAAAAAACACCGGAAGGCAATAATCCGAAGTTTAAGAATGTCAAAGAAATAGAAGCCCTCGTCGATGATTATTTCAAGTGGTGTGATGGGACGCTATTAACGGACGAGGAAACGGGTCTGCCGATCCTCAATAAGTTTGGCAACCCGGTGTACTTGGATACGCATGTACCGACGATCACCGGTCTCGCTTATCATCTTGGCTTCAAGTCGAGAAAAGACCTGCTGAGGTATGCGGTGAAAAGCAAGAAGGCGTATACGGAAGCCGTAAATCGGGCCAAGATGCGCGTCGAGCGGTATACTGAAGAGCGGTTGTTTGACAGGGAAGGCGCCAACGGTGCCAAGTTTGCCCTAGCAAACAACTTCGAGGGATGGGATGCAGAGCAGAAACGGAGTGTGGATGAGAACAGAACATCTGCCGTCCAGATCATCTGCGACATCCCGAGGAACACACCTACACCGGTGATTACCGTTAATGCAGACGATGCCACAGTAGAAGCTCTCCCGGATAAGGAGGAAACGGAAACAGATGTCCGAACCGATCAGGCTGTCTGACATTATCGCGCCTGCATTTTATCCGGTGCACTGGGACTTAGTAGATGGGGGGCACACGTACTACGACCTGTTTGGAGGGCGTGGATCTACTAAATCATCATTCATCGGCGTTGAGATCCCACTGGGGATGATGCAGGATCCTGACGCGAATGCGATCGTTTTCCGTAAGGTGGCATCGACGCTCGGCACGTCTGTGTTCGAGCAGTGCCTGTGGGGCATCGAGATGCTTGGGGCAACAGACCTGTGGAAAGTATTTACATCGCCGTACAAGCTGATGTACAAGCCCACAGGGCAGGTGATCCTCTTCCGTGGTCTTGACCGGGCGAAGAAAATGAAGTCCGTAAAGGTTGCGAGGGGTTACTTCAAGTACCTGTGGTTTGAAGAGCTGGACGAGTTCGCAGGGGAGGAAGAGATCCGTTCTGTACAGCAGTCCGTCCTCCGTGGCGGGCCGAGCTATGTGGTCTTTAAATCTTTCAACCCGCCTATTTCGAAGTCCAACTGGGCAAATCAGTATGTGATGCGGCCAAGGGCGGGAGCCCTGAGGCATAAATCCTGTTACACTGAGGTGCCTGAGGAATGGCTCGGACAGCAGTTCATCGACGATGCGGAAGACCTGAAGCAGACAAACCCGAGAGCGTACGAGCATGAATATCTTGGCGAGCCGGTTGGTACCGGCGGCGAGGTATTTGAAAATGTCACGACGCGGGAGATCACAAAGGAAGAACGGGCTCGTTTTGACAATATTTTCATGGGGATTGACTGGGGCTGGTACCCGGATCCCTTCCACTGGTCGAAGATGCATTACGACAGCACAAGGAAAGTGCTTTACATTTTCGACGAGTACAACGTGAATAAGCAGTCCAATGCAGAGACGTGGAATGCGCTCGTAATGTTAAAGGGCGTTACCCAGCAGGATCTGATCACGGCGGATTCGGCAGAGCCAAAGTCCGTTGCGGACTACCGTGACTATGGCGCGATGTGCCGACCGGCGGTAAAAGGCCCGGACAGCGTCAGGTACGGAGTGAAGTGGTTGCAATCCCTGAATGAGATTGTGATCGACCCGGCTACATGTCCGGAAACAGCGAGGGAGTTCACGACATACGAATACGAACGAACTGAATCTGGCGAGGTCATGAGTGGCTATCCGGATGTGAATAACCATTCCATAGACTCCGTCCGGTACGCGATGGAGCGCGTATGGAGGCGTAAGGGACAGTAGAGGAGAACAACGGTAATGCTTTTCAGCAGACTACTATCAACGATAAAGGAGGTTATCCGCAAAGTGATACCCTATAAGGATATAGAGCAGGTTGAAAAAGTGGAATCACCTCTGTCTACGGAGATGGTCAATGCGCTTGATCTGTGGTACGAAATGTACCTCGACAAAGCGCCGTGGCTGACGCCTACTACAGTTCATTCGCTGAACCTGCCGTCATTTATATGCTCGGAAATTGCACGCCAGATGGTGCTGGAATTCAAGTGGAATATCTCAGGCACCGAGGTGGACAAGAATGGGGATCTGATCATGAACCCCCGGGCGCAGTTCCTCAAAGATGAATTTGAAAAGCTGGTACAACAGCTGAGGCCGAAGCTGGAGCAGGCTCTGGCGGCGGGCGGCGTGGTGATCAGGCCGTACCCGTACAACGGGCACATCTGCTTCGACTGGACGATGGACTGGGGGCTCTACCCTATCGCGTTTGACGATACGGGAATGCTGTCTGACGTCGTTTTCCGTGATACCTATGAAAACGGGAAGGCGCACTATACCCGTCTTGAGCGGCACGTGACCAATAAGGACGGCAGTGTTTCTCTGTCTCAGCGGGCGTTCAAATCCACGAATAAAGATACGATCGGCACCGAGGTTCCTCTGTCAGATGTCCCGATGTGGAGTAATCTGGCTAAAAACTCAAAGGTGACTAACGCTGGCGGGAAGCTGTTCGGGTGGTTTAAGACCGCCCACGCCAATACGATCGACGTGGAATGCCCGATGGGCGCAAGCGTGTATGCAAGGGCAACAAAGTTAATCGAACAGGCAGACGTTCAGTATTCTAACTTCCTCTGGGAGTTTGAAGCGTCCCAGATGGCGGTGGATGTGGATCCAAGTGTCCTGCGTCCAAGAAAAGGCGCGGACGGAAAGATGGAGACGCCGAAACTGAATGAGCGGCTGTTCCGTGGCGTGGATCTTAATTCTGACGAGTCCTATCACGTATTCGCCCCGCAGATCCGCGAAGCGGCGCAGACGAAGGGCCTTAATCAACTGTTCATGATTATCGAGGATCTGGTCGGGCTTGCGCGTGGTACAATTTCCGACTCCAATGTGGAAGCGAAGACCGCGACAGAGCTGAAGATCAATAAACAGCGCTCTTATGCAACGGTTGCTGACAATCAGGCGGCTCTGGAAACTTGCCTGCGGGATGTGATCCACGCGATGGACGTGTACGCTACACTCTATGGGCTTGCCCCGGAGGGAGAGTACGAGGTGTCCTTTGAGTGGGACGACAGTATTGTTACCGACTCTGACATGCAGGTGCAGGAGCGGCTCATGCTGGTTAACAGCGGCCTGATGGGCAAGGCAGAATTCAGGCAGTGGTACTTTGGTGAGACAAAGGCCCAGTCTGAAGCGGCCTTAAAGACCATGATCGACGAAAACCTGCAGGGCGTTGAGGCGATGCTCCCATTTACGGGAGAGGGGCTCGCCGCACCGGTTAAGCCGGTAAAAGCGACAACGTAGGAGGTATAAGACGTGGCGGATTATGATGGGCTCAACAAGGCGATCGATCATGTCGTATCCCGGTTTACATCCGTCAACAGGACATACGTCCAAAAGATCGCAGAACAGATCAGCAAAATAGGACATCTCACGCAGTCAACCATTAACTGGTTGATCATCATGCAGGAGATGAACCAAGACATCGCGGACATCACGCAACAGCTTGCGGTTGCAACGAACCAGAGCATTACGGATGTCATGCAGATATATGAGCAGGCGATGAACATGACTTATACCGATCCCCGGTTCCAGTCCGTGGTCGAGAATAAGCCGATGTCTGACAGCCAAAAGAGGGTGCTGGCAAATATGGCGCGCTCTTATGCAATTCAGACAGCACAGACCCTGCTGAATTATTCAAACACTACAGCCATCTCGCAGACTTACAGGACTGCGGTTGATAACGGGATCATGGCAGTGTCCAGTGGGCTTACGGACTACAACGCGGCCATGCGGGACATTGTGCGGGATCTCGGGAGCAATGGCATGCAGGTCACTTATGCGAGTGGCTACCACAGGCGCCTCGACAGCGCCGTCAGGCAGAACATTGTGGACGGTGTGAACCAGCTTGCACAGGAAGCAAGCCTCAGGATGGGAGAGATCTACGGTGACGCATACGATGCCATCGAGCTCTCTGCCCACGCCATGAGCGCTCCTGATCACGAGCCGGTACAGGGCCGGGTATTCCTGAAGGCGGAGTTTGAAAAGCTCCAGTCTGGCGATGACTTTCAGGATATCAACGGGAAGCAGTATCCCGGGATGCGGAGAGCCATCGGACAGTGGAACTGCAAGCACATCGCGATGAGCTTCTCAACAAAATACAACAAGCCTCGTTATACGGAGGAGCAGTTGCAGGAGTGGGAAGCTACTAACCAAGCAGGCGTGACAATCAACGGCAAGCACTATACCGTGTACGAAGCGTCACAGCTCATGCGGGAACTGGAGACCCGGATAAGACAGCAGAAGGACATTGCAGTCGCGGCGCAGGGTGCGGGAGATGATACGCTCCGCAGGGACTGTCAGCTACGGATCAATAAGCTCTCTGCTATGTATCAGGCGGTGGCCAGACAGGCAGGCATGAGGCCCCAGATGAACCGGACGACAGTTGTTGGGTTCAAGCCTTATAAAATTAAATAAGCCCCGGTTGGCGGAAGTGGTAGACGCAGGCCTGAAAGACCGAGCTGTCCCAGTGCGCAATGGCGATGGCTCGTGCAGGGTTCGATTCCCTGCACCGGGATTTAAGGAGGTGTGCAGTTCGTGCACCTTTTTTCTTTGCGCCCAGACGCAGGGCGTTTAAAGCGCGTCAGTTACTTTCATCTGTCCCTTAGCATGGACGTAAAACTGCTATCCCTGACGGCTGGTACGGCCTCAGGCAGAAAAGGAGGTATGTATGAATTTCAACGATGTATTAGGCGAAGAACTTGCACAGCAGGTGCAGGCGAAAATTGATGAGTTCAATGCCGCACAGACAGACGGCAAGACCGCGAAATTTGTGGACTTGTCTGAAGGCAATTATGTCAGCAAAAGCAAATTTGATGACAAGGTGAATGGACTCACACAGCAGGTAACAGATCTGCAGGGCCAGATCGGACAGAGAGATACTGATATGGCAGGACTTCAGCAGAAGCTGGATGCGGCAGTCGCGGACAGTTCGAAGCTGGCAGAAGTCCAGCAGTCTCTTGCTACACTGCAGGGGCAGTACGCAACCGACAAAGAGAACTGGCAGAAAAAGATCGACCACCAAGCCTATGAATTCCAGATCCGTGAATTATCCAACGGCCTGAAATTCTCGAGCACATCGGCCAAGAACGAATTCGTTCGTGGCGCGATTGCTAAGAATTTCCAGATCGAAAACGGCAAGGTTCTTGGATTTGATGATTACGTTGAAGTGTATAAGCAGACCGACCCGGATGCTTTTGCTACGGAAAAGTCGGATCCTGCTGGAGGAAAGCCGGGGCTCGATATCTCACTCGGCGCGCAGGGGAACAACCCCAAACGAGACGAAAACGGATTCGGCTTCAATTTTATTGGGGTACGATCCAAACCAAACGAATAATCAGGAGGAATACCTAAATGACAGCATTAAATTATGCGGCGCAGTACGCACAGGAGCTTGCCAATGCATATCCGTACGTACTTAACTTCGGTGCGCTGTATGCGACCCCGAACAACGGTAGATACAGAATGGGCGAGGACGGCAAGACCGTATACATCCCGCGCATTTCCACAACCGGACGTGTTGATTCTGACCGGGACACCATCGCAACAGCAACCCGTAACTATGACAACTCTTGGGAAGTTAAGACCCTGAGCCACCAGAGAAAATGGTCTACTCTGGTACATCCGAAGGATATCGATCAGACCAACCATGTGGCTTCCATCGTTAACATTACTCAGGCGTTTAACGAACAGCAGAAGTTCCCGGAGATGGACGCTTACACGATCTCTCGGCTTTATGCTCTGTGGACAGGCACCGATGGCGGTGACAAGACCGCAAAGACCGCTGATACAACGGAGCTTACAACGAGCTCCATCCTTGGCGTGTTTGACGATATGATGGTCAAAATGGATGAGGCACTGGTTCCTGCTAATGGCCGTCTGCTGTATGTGACATCCACGGTAAAGAAGATGCTCAAAAACGCGCAGGGCATTTCCCGGACTTTCGACGTGAAGAGTGGTGGAAGCAATGTAGATCGTGACGTTTCCCGTCTCGATGAGGTGGAGATCATCACTGTTCCGTCCACGCTCATGAAGACTGCTTATGTGTTCACAACCGGATACGCCCCGGCTGTAGGCGCAGGACAGATCGATATGTTCCTCGTTCATCCGAGTGCAGTCATCACTCCGGTCTCTTACGAGATGTCTACTCTGGATGCGCCGAGCGCAGTTACCGAGGGCAAGTACATCTACTTCGAGGAGTCCTACGAGGATGTGTTCATCCTCAACAGGAAGCAGGATGGCCTGCAGTTCCACGTAACAAACCCTCTGTAAGCCTGTCGATTGACGTTGACATTTCGGCAGGCACTGACCTGCTCGGCAAGTCTGTAACCGACCTGCAGAGCGGGGTAACAGTCAACAGTGACAACACAGCAATCACCGGAACACTGAAATACGTTACAGGCTACACGGGCTTTAGTGGGGATCCGACAGAGCAGGCAGGCAACTACCTCGTGACGCATTTCGAGTCCGACGCCGGGGCGGCTATCACGGCTGAGCTGATCGGTGGCATCCACGGCCCGGTAACTCTGGACGAGGATGGTATCCTGATCTCGAGGATTACTAATAAAGTCACGGGCTTAAAGGTTACGGCAAGTAAAGGCGGCGAGACCGTCTATGGCGTAATCTCACTGACAGGACTGACGTTACAGGGGGCGAGTTAATGAAGACTAACGCATCAGTACCGCCCGCCGCTCCGAAAAAGAGCGCTCCGAAAAAGAGTGCTTCGGCTAAGGGAGCGACAGGGGCAAAGAAAAGCTAAGTAGGGAGGCACGATAATGGCTCACGACAAATATCTCACATATCATGAATATTTAGCTTATGGCGGGACTAAAGCGCAAGCCGAATTCGTGCCTCTTGAGTTTCAGGCACGTAAAGCCATTGACTACGTCACCGACTGCAGGGTTCAAGCGATGAAGGAAGTTCCTGAGGCTGTAAAGCTGTGCATGCTTTCGGTAATGAACATCATTGCCGCGACAGGTGCAGAAGCTCAGGCAATCCATCCTCAGGCAACCCAGTTTGCAACAGATGGATACAGCGAAAGTTATGGCCACGCCATGACAGTCGCAGAGTCCAAGTCTGGTGTAAACAGTGTCATCTCGGAGAGCCTGTACGGGGAACTGGATGACAATGGCGTGCCGCTCCTCTACCGGGGGGTGAGAGCATGAGATGGTGCGACGAATCCATCACTCTCTACAATGCGCGGTATAACGCCGCTGATGACCGTGATGATTATATCAGGACAGTTATCAACGGCGTTCACTGGTTTTGCGAAGTAGTATCCGCAGTTGATGCCTCCGGGCTGAAGGCGGCGAATAAGTACAGGATCCGGATTCCTATTGAAGCGGACACGGGCGGTAAGAAATATGTAGACCCGATCAGCTTTATGGAAGACGCAACCGGCAAATTTACACTGAAGGCGGGCGACATCATCGTTAGAGGAGTTGCGGCAGAAACAAATCCACGCCCAAAAGAGCTTCAGGAAAAATATGCGGACTGTATCACGATCCTTGGGATCACGGATTCTACAAGAGCCCCGAACGCCCCGCATTGGAAGGTGGTGGGCGCATGAGCAACGGTGTTTTTAAGGTCTCTGTTCAGTTTACGCATGGAAGTTCTCACTCCTTGCTTCAGAAATACGGACTAGAACCCGGAGGGCCGGTACAGCAGGCGATTGATAAGGCGATTATCGACTATGATCTGCAATACGTTCCTATGCAGACGGGGACTCTTGGAAAAAGCGCGTACAGTCATACAGACGTCGGAAGCGGCAGGGTCGTGTACCCGGGGCCGTATGCACGATACCTATACTACGGGGAGGTGTATGGCCCTAACATTCCGGTGTTCGAAGATGACTCGGGGGTACCTACACGGTTTTGGAGTCCCCCCGAAAAGCACCCGACCGGCAGGCCGCTGGAATACGATACCAGTGTAAATCCTCTTGCAGGGTCACACTGGTTTGATCGGATGAAAGCTGATCATGCTGACGACATAGTAGAGGAGGCAAAACGTGCCGCAGGAATTAAATAATACGGACGAACTCAGAAAGTGGTTCCGAACCTGTCCTGCTCTATCTGACGCGAACAGGTTCCGGGTCAATTATCTGTCCGAGAATCCGACGGAGTACGCGATATACGCCTCTCCGTCGTCTATCAAATATCACGAAAACGTCCTCGGGGAGAGCATCCCGGATAACGTCCAGACGATCAATTTTATTTTCGCATCGAAGGAGTCGTACGGCGCAGACGTTCAGCAGAACCTTGCCGCCATGGGATTCTACGACGACGTGATCGCATGGATTGTTGAGCAGAATTCAAAGCGCAACTACCCGAGCATCAACGAGGGCGTCGTGAAGTCAATCGTCCCTACTCTCACCACATATCTGGCGCAGGCAGGGGCGGATACAGCTAAGTACCAAATAAACCTTAAAATGACATATCGATATGTCAAACAGGAGGAACACTAAATGGCAAAACTCGAGAGAAAAGCATATATGCAGTTCGCTTCCTTTGATGGAACGTCTTGGGAAGTGCTCGGCGTAGACAATGACGACCTGAGCAAAGAACTGAATCCGGATACTGAAACATCCAAGAACGTGCTTGGCGAGACGACCTTCAAACACAATGGCTATGAGCCTGAAGTGTCTGTGGATCCGTACTACGCCGACAGCGACTCTGTCCTGTACGAAGACCTGAGCGCCATCGCACTGGAAGAGAAGTTCGACGATACGAGTATCAAAGGCTTCTACGTTGACGGCATCCTGACTACATCCAGCAATGGCGTAGTTACCGGTACCGGTAAGAAACGTGAGGCATACATCGTTCCGCAGTCCATCGGTGGTGACACCGCTGGCCTTGGCATCCCGTTCAATGTCAACCCGATCGGGCCTATGACAAACGTGACGATTTCGTACACTATCGCTACACGTGCGGTGACCATCACTGTTACCACCTGATCGAACGGCGAGCAAACTGGTTGGGGGCTGGGCAATATGCCCCAGTCCCCTCTTTTTTTATAGGAGGCGAAACTAAACATGGCGAATAACAATGAATTATTTGTGACTATCGACGATGGCACACGGGAGATCCCGGTGAAGAATAAGTTCGGCAAGCTGATTTGCAATATCCACATCAGGCCGTCAGACTTCTCGATCCTTGACCGGTACAATGACTTTCTTAAGGACTTTCAGGACATTGTAAAGCCGCTTGAGGACATCAGCATTACTAATGCCGGTGAAGCTCAGTTTGATGAAGGCTGGAAGACGATCAAGAGTGTTGAAGCCGAAATCATTAAGAGGTTCAACTCCCTCTTCGATATGGACGAAGCTGAGGAGCTGTTCCGCTCCAGAAACGCGTTTTCATCCGTCAGCGGGCGCTTTTACTGCGAGCTCGTACTGGAAGCCCTCGGTGACGTAATCATACAGACAATTAACGAAGAGTCGAAGAAAGCACGCGAAAAAGTAGAGAAATATCTGTCATGATCGGCCTGCTTCCCAAAACCCTAACGGTGAACGGGAAGGCATATGACATTCGTACCGACTTTCGAGACATCCTCCGGATCATGCTCGCATTTGCGGATGATGATCTGGAGCCGAAAGACAAGGCCTTCGTCTTGATGGCACAGGTATACCCGGATCTGTCCCTGATCCCTAAGGAGGACTATCAGGAAGCCTATCTGCAGGCGCTGGCGTTTGTGTCCTGCGAATCCGTGGAACATATCAAGAATGACAAGAAGCCAAAAAAGCCTCAGGTTGTGGACTGGGAAAAAGACGAGATGCTTCTCTTCCCTGCCATAAACCGGGTTGCCGGGTTTGAGGTGCGGTCGGTCGAATACATGCACTGGTGGACGTTCATGGGGTTCTTTCAGGGGATCAACAGCGATGACACTTATGGATTTATCCTGTCCATCCGACAAAAGCGTGCAAAGCATAAAAAGTTAGAAAAATACGAACAGGAATTCTTCAATGCCAATCGGGAGCTCTGCGATCTGCACTTTAAGACCAAGAAGGACATCGATGCAGAGATGCTCAGGATATTCGGCAGTGGAGAATGAATAAAACGACGGGGGGATAAACCATGGCAGGAACGTCAGATGGTTCCATCATTATTAACTCCGAACTGGATAACGAAGGGTTCGAGCGTGGCTCTGACAAGCTCCTTGCGGCCATAAAGGATTTGACGAATGCCGTCGATAACCTCGGCGACAACATGATGCAGTCGTTTAAAGACATCATTGCGATCATGCAACAGACGTCTGGAGGATTTACACAGACCGGGAAAGCCGCGGCAGGAATGGGGAAGAGCGCTACACAGAGCATTGGCTCTCTGGAGAAAGAAACGCTCTCGCTCCTCAACAAGCTAAGTGGACTTCAGGCTTCTGCGGAAGCAGGATTCACTACGCCCACCCAAGTCCGTAAATTCGAGCAGTCTGTCGCAGAGCTTGGATCCAAAATGGAAGCCACGAAAGAAAAGGTCAGGGCATTCGGTGAAACCGAATTTAAGAATGACCAGCTCGAGGCACTTCTTAATCAGGCAGACGAGCTTGAGGAAAAGCTGAAAAAGGTGGCGGCTGTTGTTAAGCAGATCGAAGCATACGAGACGACAGGAACCGGAGCATTCCCCTCTTCCTCTCAGATGGAGCCATACGGCGGCACCGCGGCGGGAGCCCGGAAAGTATTTGCAGAAACTTTACAGCAGTACAATGACCTGATGGCCAAGATCGAGCAGATCAAAGCAAAGACCGGGGCAATGCCCGGAGGGTGGCTTGGGTCTGAGACAGCGGATTATGAGAGGATGGTCGGGAATCTCGAGAAGGCGCAACAGCTCATCGATGAACTGCGTGGAAGCGCCGGTAGTTCGATTCCTGCGCCTTCCGTGGATGTCATCGGACGGTTCCAGACCCTGCACTCCGCTATTTCTTCGGCAAGCAGGGCCGCGATCGGATTTGTGTCCTCCATGGCGAGGCTCGCGTCTTCTGCTATTTCCAAAGGCGTCGGTGCCATGACGAGCAAGCTCAAGCAGTTTTCTTCTCAGGCATCTCAAGCAGACGCATTTGCGAAGAAACTTACACACACGCTCACGAGTTTGAAGCGGTTGCTGATCACGCGTATCAAGCGTATGTTCATCAGCAAAATCTTTACCACGATCAAGCAGGATCTGCAGGAACTGGCCCGGTATTCGGACAACTTTAACCAGTCCATGTCTAACCTGAAGAATGCGGCGACTGGCATGGCGGCGAACCTGTCCGTGTCTCTCGGCGGCTTGATCAGCGCAATAGAGCCGATCCTGACGAGGATCATCAACCTCATCTCAACAGCGATCACCTACCTCAATGCATTTTTTGCCCTGCTCGGCGGTAAGACCGTGATGACCGTGGCAAAGAAGCAGGTGGGTAGCTACGCAGGCGGGTTGGACGCCGCAGGCGGCGCGGCAGGCAAAGCGGCGAAAGCGCAGGAAGAATTAAACGAGGCTATCTACGGCTTCGATGAATTGAATAAACGAAGCGATGCAAACGACTCCAGCGGCGGAAGCGGCGGAGGCGGCGGAGGCGGCGGTGGTGCCGGTGACCTGTTCGAGCAGGTGCCGGTGGACAGCGTCCTGCCTGAGTCCATTGCAGACTTCGCCAAAAGGCTCAAAGACGCCATTGCCGCAGAAGACTGGGAGGGCGTTGGCAAAGTCCTCGCAAGCGGCTTAAACAGCGTCATCAGCAAGATAGATGACTGGAATGAGAATACCCTGCGTCCGAAAGCCGTGAAATGGGCATCCAATTTCGCCCGGATCATGAACGGCTTTTTTGAAGGTTGGGACGCTGAGGCCACAGGATCCACATTAGGCGGGCTGATCAATACTGTGCTGGATACCGTCAATACGGCAGTTACCACATTTGACTGGGCCGCCGCGGGTAAAAAATTCGCGGAGGGCATTAACGGGCTGTTTGATCGGGTTGACTGGAGCTTGTTCGGCACGACGATCGGAAATGCCATTGCCGGGTTCTGGACGATGATCAGTAACTGGGCAAAATCCGCCAACTGGGCCGAGTACGGCAAGAAAATAGCAGAGGGCCTTAAGAGCCTCCTGCAGGCGAAGCCGCTTAGCACCCGGGTGGAAGCAATCGTCTCAGTGTTTAACGGCTTGATCACTTCCCTGAGCAATTTTGTTCAGAACGCCCCGTGGGACGAACTGACGGCAGAACTCACCTCTGCCCTCAGCTCTGTTTTAGATATTGATATTGGAGACCTGATACTGGATCTCGGAACGCTGATCATCAACTTCGTTCATTCTCTTGCGGAAGCAGTAGAAGAAAACAAAGGGAAGTTCTACGAATTCGGGAAAAAGGTTGGCGACGCTCTCGGTCAGTTAAACTGGGGGCAGTTGCTGACGGATATTGGCTCCATCATCATTAACGGCATTGTTATGGCTATTGCCGGTCTGGGCGAAACAGACTTCGGCAAGATCGCTATGGCTATCGCGGGTGGACTAGCCGCGATCAAGATAGGTGGCGGTGTTCTCTCACTTCTGGCCACATTCGGGAAAGTATTTGGCACCCGGGCGGTAACGGAAGTGGCAACTGCTGTCGGTTCTGAAGCGGCAAGTACGACCATTATGGGCGGGCTGAAGACGGCTATCTCTTCCGCCTTCTCCGCTCTCGTACCACTCCTGCCGACCATCGCTGGGGTTGCGGCGCTTGCGGCGGCTATTGCAGGACTGGCGTACGTGATCAGTTTACGGTTCACCACAGAAGGCGCTGATGAGGCCCGTCAGGAATTAAAGAGCATTACCGATAAGATCGATGAGCTCAAGCAGAATACCGATAGCGGACAGTATGCGATAGACGGCAAGAAAATCATTGCTGATGAACTGCTGGCTCGTTATCAGGAACTGGCGACTAAGACGGATCTGACTGGTACAGAGCAGGGCGAATTAAAAGAGATCACAAACGAACTCGTTAAGATATTCCCGGAATTGAGCGGGCTGGTTGACGAGGAATCCGGATATTTCAAAACAGACGCGGACAACATTGCAGGCGTTGTTGCAGAGCTGACAAGACTCGCAAAAGTGCGCGGCCTGCAGGGGGCACTGTCTACTGCGTGGGATACCTACGGTACGGCGGTCTATTATGCATCTGAGCAGGAAGCAAAGCTCAAGAACATGATGGAGCTCCGGGACGCCATTCAGAACAGAGACCTTGATACGATCGGTAAGCACAAGGATCTTGTTGAGGAATGCGGGATAAGCTACGACGGACTTATCAGTGCCATCACGGCGGCGCAGGATCCGTCTAATGCCTACGGTGGTATTGCGGAAGCAAACTCTTTCTGGATGACAAAGCTGAACGCAACCATCGATGCACAGCAGGAGGCTGTGGACGGCTTAAACGGCAAAGTAGAAGACGCATCCAGTGTCTGCGAGGAACTCAGCGCACAGCTCGGATACCTTGAGGCCGGTTTTGATGTGTCCAATCACACCATCTCTGGAAGCCTTAAGAGCTATGCCAACCTGAAGACCGCACTGGAAATGCTCGCGGTTACCGGCGAGATCACGGAAAGCCAGTACGCTACACTGATGGCTCAGCTGGAAGAGAGCGAATCTTCCGGGGCAACTGCAGAACAGGCCCTGTCTGATCTGGAGACAAGCCTCGGGGATCTCGGCATAACGGTGGTCGATACGTCCGGAGATGTACAGGACAGCATGGAGGAGATCACCTCCAGTATGGAAGGCGCGGCAGACAGTGCAGGGCCAGCGGCGGAGGATCTCGTCAGCACATACTCCGAGACCATCAGCAATGGCGCTGAAGACGCAGAAACAGCCGCGACGGAAGTTGCAGAAAGTGCTGTTACAGGCCTCGGCTCTAAAGCAGATGAGGCCACAACAGAGGGCGAGAATTACGCCGTCAATTACAAAGACGGCATGAGCGCTAAGAAGCTCGATGTCGAGACAGAAGCAGAAGGCATTGCCACAAGCGCCACCAAGAAACTTGCCTCGAAGAACAAGGAAGCCGGTACCGCCGGTTCCAATACCGTCACGACATACCGGAAAGGTATCAGCGACGGAAAGACGCAGACCGAGACAGATGCGCAGGGCGTTGCCGCAGGAGCAAGCAAGGGCCTCGACTCTAAAACTGCAGACTCCAAAACGATCGGTACCAACTCCGTGGATAACATGCGGCAAGGTATCAGCAGTATGCTGGAGCGGATTAAGGGTGAGGCAAACAATACCGCCTATGGTGTGTATACCGCTTTTAACTCCAAGACGGAAGCCGCAAAGACGGTCGGTACTACATACGGAGAAAACCTGTACAACGGCATCAACAGCAAACTACAGGGGATCAAAGACCTTGCCAATTCCATCGGAAGCGATATCTATAACGGGCTTACATCAAAATCAGGCTCCGTTTACTCTGCTGGTTATTACATCGGCCAGCAGATGTACAACGGCCTCAATGCATGGACTTCCAGTGTCGTGGGAATCGCGCGGAACATGGCGAAAGATTCGGTAAGCGCGATGAGCAGTCAGTCCGGGTACAACTCAGGCTACTACCTCGCACAGGGCATGTACAACGGCATCGTAGACATGGCGTACTACGTCGTGCAGGCGGCATCTGACATGGCATACCGGACGATCAATACAATCAGGAGCATCCTGAGGATCGGATCCCCGTCAAAGGTTACTACCGAATTCGGTAAGTTCTTCGATGAGGGCTTTATCGTCGGCGTGGAAAAGAAAGAGCACGCTGTTCTGAACACGGTCAGTGACATGGCGAAAGGCGTGGTCGAAGCCGCACAACCGGGAGACGTTGATATCGGCATGTCCGCAAATGCTCTCACGGATGGGCTGGACAGTGCTACACAGAAGTTGAGCGCTATTGCGCAGATCTTCAGCAACATCAGTTCATCCTTCAATGCCATTGGAAGCATCCCGATCCCGGATATTCTCCGTGGCAGTGCGGCACCGGTGAAGACAGCAATCGGCGCAGTATCAAGCCTCGCGGCAGGAGGCACAGATCTGGGAGGAGTCTCATCTTCCCTTGAGACGCAGAACGGGCTCCTTAGACAGCAGAATCAGCTCCTGCAGGAACTGGTAGCCAATGCAGGAGGAACCATAGACGTATCGAGTATCCTTGGCGGAATTAACCGGGCTAACCGGCGCGCCGGGAAGGCGGTGATTTAATGGCAAGCTATAATCCATACAATCCAATCAGAGGAATCGGAATAGGGACGTCGGCAGTGTACGTCCCTGCTCCGTCCAAATATCAGTGGGATCTGCAGGATATCTCCGATTCTGACGCGGGCAGAACGGAAGATGAACTGATGCATAAGAACCGCTTAGGCCAGAAGGTCAAGCTGGAGCTCGAATGGGAAGCGGTAAATTTGGAGGAAGGCTCTACGATCCTGACGGCATTTAATCCGGAGTACGTTGTGCTCGAATACTTGGACGCCATGGCTGGAACCTATCTCATAAAGACATTCTACATCGGAGACAGGTCAAGCGTGTTATATAACGCGATCACAGGGCTGTGGGACACCATTAGCTTCAGCGCCATTGAACAGTAGGAGGTATCGTCTATGGCTTACACATATCCGGATCCAGCGCTTAAAGAATTATTTCGATCAGGCGCTCCGCAGAAGCTGACGATCAGAGTCCTTTTGAAAAATGGCTCTACATTCACAATCACAGAAGCCGATGTCGTGTCTGAATCCTTCCTGATCGACAGAGCGGGATCTTCCGGACAAACACTGGAACTCGGGGCCTGTATGGCAAACGAGCTTACTTTTTCTCTGGAGAACAATGACGGGCGTTTCAACAACATAGACTGGGCAGGCGCTACCCTTATCGTAAATGTCGGCGCAGGCACAGGATCCATTCCAATGGGACGGTTTGTGATAGATGAAGCGCCGAAAAAGCGGAAGTCCATGTCCATCGCGGCGCTCGACTTCATGGCGAACTTCGACAGGTATGTATCGTCTGCTACACTGGAGGATTTGTGGATCGGCAATCCGAATATCGCAACTCTGATATCCCGGATATGCAATATGTGCAATGTGACACTGGCGACGAATGTTGCGTCTTATCCTAATGCCTCCTACCAGCCGAGCATTCCTAGGAATGAACAGGATCTCACTTACCGTCAGCTCCTCATGTATTGTGTCGGCATTATGGGCAAATGCGCGTATATGGACTGGGAGGGAAGGCTCCGGATAGAGTTCCCGGACAGATCCTTGTCAAACATTGCACTCTACCCCATCGATGCTGAGTCTCAAACGGTCAATGGCGTTACTTTTACGAACAACAAGGACGGCACGATCACAGCGAATGGGACAGCGACCGGAGGGAACGCGTTCATTATATACGGAGGTATTCCTCTGGAGCATGAAAAGTACACGCTGTCTGGGTGCCCGTCTGGCGGCGGCCCGTCAACGTACCGCATATCATGCAATTCTGGAGCTATCACGCACGCCACTGATTACGGCGGCGGAGTGGACTTTATCCCATTTGGGACGACTGAGGCTTACATCATAATACGAATTGAATCAGGACAAACGGTGTCTAATCTTACGTTTAGGCCCTGCATTAGACGCGAGGACAGTCCTCTGCTGGCAGAGACCATAACAGAGGCCGAACGATACACTTCCGAGTTGGAAGACTATAGCATCAAAGTGACTGGTGTTATGTTTGTTGATGCGAATGACGATACTACCGTATACGGCACTGAGGACTATGCGTTTGACCTAAGCTCAAACCCGTTTGCCACAGCGGCAACCGTTGCGGGCTTATCTGATCTGATCGGACTCAGCTATACTCCGTTTTCCGCTTCTACTCTGTCCATGCCGCATCTGTTTCCCTATGACTGCGTGAAGTTCAAAAAAGATGGGGCTTCCTACTACGGCATCTTAACAGGCGTAACCTTTAAGCTCAATGGAGCCACAGAGCTCGTGAGCACAGGAGAATCCCCCACGGCGCATGAGCGGGCGGCAGTGGGAGGAAATACCGCGGGGCTGATCCGCAAGGCAAAAGAGGTCATAAACGAACGGATCGTAGATGCGCTCGAGATTGCAAAAGACAATGCCGCGAACCTGATCCGTAACTCCGGTACAGGACACATCCATTACACCTATGTAAACGATTTGGATGGGAATCCTGTCGCGCAGGAGCAGTACATCATAGACGGCTCCGATCTGGAGGACTCAACAAATCTGTGGCGGTGGAATCTTGGCGGGTTTGCCCACTCTGGGGACGGAGGGGAAACCTATGACGTCGCGATTACCATGGACGGGCATATCGTTGCTGACTTCGTGGACACGGGAACGCTTACCGCGAATATCATCCGAACGGGTGTCCTGCAGAGCAGTTTCGGCGGATCCTACTGGAATCTGGACACAGGCGTCCTGCATATCGAGAGGACGGACTTTGACGGCAACCGGATCTTCACGGAACAACCTACACCGCCGTATTATGCTGGAGACGTCTGGGTTACAAACTGGTTAGACACAGCTGTTCCGGGACGTGCTATTGTCGGAGACGTTGTCATAGGCGTGGCCCCGAAGATGTTCATGTGCACTCAAGACCGGCCACAGGGGAGCTATAACAGCGCGGACTGGCAGTTAATATCAGACTATTTCAGCGATGGATACCGCAAAATGGTGTCCGACCGTTTTAAAGATGTCAGCTTTGATATCGATACGATTAACGGGGAGATAACGTCTAAGGTCAGTAAGGAAGATTACACGGGCGCTATAATCACTTCCATGATCAACCAATCCGCTGATGCAATTAAGATCATGGCATCACACATCGATCTTGACGGTGCTGTGTTTATCAACGGCAGTATCAACTGCAACGATAATTTCCTCGTTGACCCAGCTGGAAACATAAAGAGCAACTCCGGAATACTCGGTGGGTGGAATATTCATGACGGGTATATGGATTACACGCTTGGTGGAACGCACATTTATCTGTACGGTGGAGTCTATATTGACGGTACATCGGTAGCGCAGATCTTTGAAGACCAAACTTCGACATACTGGGAAACGCCGCTGTATACGCCGGTCATGTCATTCTCCGATACGGGGCGGCTTACTTTGGATGGGGACATCGTAGCGAATGACATCTATCTGTATGGCTCCATTAAGGAACCGTACGATGACATCACGTTTTCGATATCTGGCGGGATCGCGGCGGGCACGATAGGCACAAGGGCGTCTCAGCAGTCTTACGCTTCTACAAAAGTGGTAAGACACGCGACTATTATTTCCATCTCGTCTACAACGTCCTACATCCCGATTGTTTCCGTGTCCACAACCGGTAAGACTGTGTACTGCAATTATTACAGGGCTGTCGCGACCGCTGTGACGCAGGCAAACACCACAGTGAAAGTGAGGTTATACTACTGATGCTGACTATCGCGCATAAAAAATTCAAAGATAATCTGACAGAGCTGATCAATAACTCGGGGCTTCCTGCGTTTGTGCTTGTTTACATTTTGGATGACTGCCGAAGAGCTCTGTCTATTTTGGCAGACCAGCAACTTCAAAAGGATCTGAGAGAGGAGGCAGGCACGAATGTCACTGAGTAAAGTCAATTATATAGATCATCAGACAGTTATCACCGCGCAGAACCTGAATGACATTCAGGACGAAATATTGCGGATCGATCCTTCATACGCAGACTCAAAGGCCATACCAGAAAATTCGGATTTAAATACTTACACCACACCCGGTACTTATTTTTGCCCAAATACAACAACAGCGGCGACACTATCAAATTGTCCCGCGAATGCTGGCTTTTCGCTTATCGTTTTACTGAAAAGCGCTAACTACAGAACGCAATTTATCAACAGCGGAACATGCATATACGTCAGACAGCAGAGCTCATCTGGCTGGGGGCCGTGGTACTCGTTTGTAGGTGTAGAAAGCAACGTTGTAGATATATCTTCGAGCTTTACCAACAGCCTTTCAAGCGGTACTTTTTCCGCCTTTGCATTGTATCATCCGATGACCAGAATGGTTACTGGTTCCATATCGTTATACAATGCGACGGCATTCAATACATCGACAAATTTTGCAAGCGTGGCAAGTGCTTACCGGCCATCGAGTAATATCACAATTCCGATGATTGTTACAACCTCTACGGGATCAACGCCATATAGAGGAACAATTTACAGTGGTGGTGGTATAAGACAATCGATGAGCGGTTCTGCAACAGGGGTATACTTTTCTTTCGCATATCAAGTTTAACAAAAACCGCATCCGCATAAATTCAGAGGCCTAAAATGGCCTCTTTTTTGTGCACGCACGAAGGGAGAAAGCTATCAAAGAATACAAGAGCTTCTTAAAAACAGTAGGTGGGAATGAGGGAAGCAAGTGCAGATACGCTACACGCTTGGACACTTACGGCTGTGGCTGTTCGCATGACTGTAGTTACTGTTATGCGAAGTCCCTGCTGGACTTCCGGAAACTGTGGGATCCTGAGCACCCGGCTGTAGCGGACATCAACAAGATCCGCCGGGCCCTTGCCAAGATCCCCAAAGACACACCGGCTATAAGGCTCGGAGGCATGACAGACTGCTTCCAGCCCATGGAAAAAACGCACAGGGTTACATACGAGACAATAAAAGCACTGAACGACAACCGACTGCCCTATTTGATCGTGACGAAGAGCGCGATGGTGGCGGATGACGAGTACATGGCTGTCCTTGATCCTGATCTGGCGCATATTCAGATCACGATCACCACGACGGATGACGCGCTCTGCAAGACCTACGAGAAGGCGTCTCCGCCCAGTGAACGCATCAGGGCGGTCGAGAAGCTGTGGGCGGCCGGGTATGACGTACAAGTCAGGCTGTCGCCGTTCATCCCGCAATTCGTGGGTCTGGACGTCATAAACAGCATTAAATGCGATAAGATCCTTGTCGAATTTTTGAGGGTCAACACGTGGATCCAGAAGTGGTTCGATATTGACTACTCTGAATATACAATCAAACAAAGCGGGTACCGGCATCTTCCTCTCGAGAAGAAGCTGGATTATATCAGGGGCATCACCGGATTTCCCGAGATCACGGTCTGCGAGGACGAATCCGAAGCGTATGCATACTGGAAAAACATCTTTAATTACAACCCGGATGACTGCTGTAATCTCCGGGTAAGAAGGGAGGAATGAGGATGAACTGGAAAGTGAGATTTAAGAACCCCGTGTTTATTGCCCAGTTAATACTGGCAATCTTAGCACCGATCCTTGCGTACGGCGGTCTGACATATCAAGACCTTACCTCGTGGGAGACACTAGGAAAGCTCCTGCTGGGGGCAATCAGCAATCCCTACGTACTGGGGCTGATCGCAGTGTCTGTCTGGAACGCGCTTAACGATCCGACCACGGCCGGTGTGAAAGACTCGGCGAGAGCGATGAGCTACACCGTTCCGTACAAGTCCAGCACAGACACGAAGAACTGATCTCTTCTTAGCACAAAAGGAGAAACAACATGGACGTTAAAAATGTATATGAAGTAGTAGGCATCAGGATGATCAAAGGAGACACCATGAAGTTCTCTATCTCATTCGACACAGCCACTACTCTCGCGTCTGCCGATTTCACAGCAAAGAACATCGATACAGGAACTGTGGTGTTCCACAAGAGCCTTTCAGACGGGATCACGCAGAATCAGGGCGGGTCGTATACAGTCAGGGTCGCACCTGCCGACACAAGCTCTCTTGCAGAAGGCAGGTACAGCTATGACCTGCAGATCGGGATCGGTGAAGACATATATACCCTGCTGATAGGCGCGCTGGACATATTTTCGGGCATGACAGAATAGGAGAAATGAAATGAACGTAGTCATCCAAGGACAAAGCATCGGGGTCATCCGGATAAATGACGTCGATGACGGGATAGGAAAGATACGGGTCAATCCCATCAGCGGAGCCGGGACTGCGCATGTCATTTTTACCGGAGGCGGTGAAGCCGCCGCACTGGTCGGGGAGCTGTCCAATCTTGAGACATCCAGTAAGACAAACGTAGTCAGTGCAATCAACGAGCTTGTTGACACCAAAGCGACGGGTGCGGGACTTTCGTTTTCGATCGTGAACGGGATCGTACAGGTAACGACATAGGAGATATAAAAATGCGTAATTATCGAATGAACGTCGATCAGACGTACAAACTGGTTCTGGGATACGAGGGCGAGAATGAGGTACAGTCCGTCACATTTGACTATTCACCGTGGGCGGAAGACTTCGGGGAAGGCACTCTGTTCGTGTTTGTGAAGCGAAACGGGGACGATTACCGGTACCCTGTCACGACAACCGTGGATGGCCACGAGGCCACGTGGGTGGCCAGTAACGTTGATACCGCTGTGCTCGGCGAAGGCGAAGTAACGCTGAAATACACCGTCGGAACCGCCGTGAAAAAGGACGGCATTATACCCTTCCTTGTCCTGAAAGACGGCGGGGAAGAAGGCGAAGTCCCGGATCCGTGGGAGTCTTGGGTAGAAGAGATGGCGGAGATCGGGGAAGAGGTACAGCAGAACGCGGAAAGCGCTGATGCGAGTGCCGAATCTGCCGAAGAATACAAAAATATGGCGCAGACTTCCGCGCAAAGCGCGGCGAGCTCCGCAGAAAAGGTAGCACAGGATAAGGACGCTGTTGCGGCGGACGTTCTTATTGTGCAGGGCTACACGGAGAGCGCTGGCGCGTCAGCGACGGCGGCGGCCGGGAGCGCAGAGGCCGCGGCGAGCAAAGTAACTGAGGCCAGTGGGTATGCAGACGCGGCGAGCACGTCCGCCGGTGCGGCAAGTGGATCCGCAGAGGCGGCGAGTGGATCTGCAGGAGCGGCGGCAGAGTCAGCTGAGGCGGCTGAGGCATCTGCTGAGGCCGCGGCAAGATCTGCGGAAAGTGCTGAAAACAGAGTGTACGGTGTCGGCCTGTCACTGCAGGTGACTGACGGGATCGCCATTTTAACTTATTAAGGAGGAAAATAGATGGCAACTATAAATCTTGCAGATCTGCGGCAGATCGCGGATGTATTCAGCCCGTCCGTTACATATGCCGTTGGGGATCACTGCGTACAGGGCGGCCTGCTGTACGAATGCACGACAGCACATACCGGGGCTTGGAATGCAAGCCACTTTAATCAGGTCAAAATTGGGGAGGAACTTTCTTCGTTAAAGGCTGATTTTACACACTTGGAGAATGATAAGGCAGACATGATTATTAGTTCTGCGAGTGGTGCTATTGCTTCGTTTGCGGATGGTGCGAACTATCCGATTAAGCAGACTGTGTTTGAAATGAATCCTGTTCAGGATTTGCATGGGCGGGAGTATCCGTATCCTGCAGGGGGTGGAAAGAATCTGCTTCAGCTTTCGGGCAGACGTATTGTTGTAACTGGAACTGCATCGAATACTGCTCCTCGTGATTTTTCAGAACCGTCTGCTTATATCGGTATCACAATGAATAATTATTTTGATAATTCAAAAATAACCAGTTATTCGATTACAGACACATCTGTAAGTGTAATCACCACTGCAAGCGGATATGGCGTTGGTCTGACAGTAAAAGTTACCCCCGAAACAGAATATGCGTTTAGCTTTAAAAATGCCACTTTGTCTGTAATCGGGTTCGGGTTTTATAATAATTCGGGTGAGTATTTGTCTAACAAGATGGTTGATTCTGCGACAAAATGGAAATTTACAACCCCTGCAAACTGCACAAACATGACTGTGGTATTCCGTCCGGCACCTGCCTCTTCCTACTTATTTGATGAACCACAGCTTGAACTTGGTTCAACTATCACATCATTTGCCCCATACAGCAACATCTGCCCCATCCTTGGACACACAGAAGTAGATGCTGTTAGGACTGGACACAATGTTTGGGATGAGCAGTGGGAGTTAGGGCAATTCAACAACGCTACTGGTCAACCAATTAGTGCAAACGACTGTATCCGCTCAAAGAATTTTATCCCTGTTCTGCCAAGTTCAACATATTATACCACTTACGGAAATGGGTATATGCAAGTGTTTTTCTATGGTGTAGACGAGTCATTTATTAGTCAAACATGGATTGGCACAAACAATTTGATAACAACACCGAGCGGATGCTACAAAATGAAATTTCGCAATGCATCTGCATACGGCACAACCTACAACAATGACATCAGCATAAACTACCCATCCACCGACCATTCCTACCATGCATACAACGGTCAGTCAGTCACCTATCAGCTAGGTCAGACAGTATACGCAGGTACATTGACTATCAATGAGGATGGGACAGGGCAGATTGTAAGTAAATGTGCGAGCGTGGATTTGGGAAGTTTTAATTGGTCGCTAGGCGGTACAACAGCGTCACCAGTTTTCTATACTACGATTATTGGAAAGAAGGCAGGTTACGATTCGAAAAATGTATGTAGTGCTTATTCGTATTATGGCGCATATTATACTGGTATGTCTAACAACCAATTTACGTCCAATTCCGCATATTCGTACTTGTATGTCAAGGACTTGCGGTTCGACAATGCCGCAGACTTTAAAGCAAATGTGGCAGGAGTCCAGTTAGTCTACGAACTTGCCACCCCTGTCACCATCAATCTGACAGAGCAGGAAGTCATTGAAACTCTGTACGGAAACAACAACGTATGGCACGATGCAAACGGAGATACAGCAGTCCAGTACAGAGCCGATACGAAGCTGTACATCGACAACAAATTCGCTGAACTTCAGACTCTGATTGCTAATTTATAAAGGAGATAAGACATGACCATTTATGAATGTTTACACGATGTAATTAACAGGGGGGATTATAACGTCCCCGATATGGAACACAAAATTGACTTGATGTTCATCGAAGGCAAGCTGACCGAAGAGCAGAAAGAAGAACTGTTTGCTCTGACTGCCACAAATGCCAACGATGCACAGCAGATTGATGTTGTTCAGAAGCTGAAAGAGTTAGAGGACAGAATCTTCGCACTGGAGCATCCGTCAGAGGAAGTGGTGTATCCTGTTTGGACAAACGGATATGTTACACAGAAGGGCGAAACGGTACAGTTTGACTATGACAATGACGGCACTCTCGACCTGTTACGCTATGACGGTGGCAGAGCATCAACCAGTTTAAGACCGGGCAAAATCGATGGGTGGCACGTTGTCGATCAGAACGGCACTATCCTTGGCACGTTCTACAACGGGGAGTTTACTCCTGTTGAATAAAGGTGGCTGTAATACAGAAACAAAAAGCCCCACGGTTGCGCTTCAACGAGAGGCTGTGGGGAATTGTTACTGTAATTATACCACTAGAAAATGTTTCTGAACAGAATTATCTGCTATAATATCTCCGAAAGGAGTGTGACAGAAATGTTTAAGGTGATTGATACATTGACCCATGAAGAAATAACTGTATATGCAGTCAGAGAAAATGATGGGGAAATAGATTTTTTAGTCTACCAGTATGGGTGGCACTGGTACAGTTCTACTGATTGTGCGCCAGTTGAAACTTAAAGCGGGCTTTAAAATGGAAGATATAGGAGATAAAATTGTTGCGATTTTATGTGTGATATTGCTTGTCATGCTTGCTTGTGCTTTCGTTGCGTGGCTTGTATGGTTGATTTTGACACAGATAGAAGCACATGAGATGATTAAGGTATATCTGCAAAACTTTAGTTCTTAAAGGAAACTAAAGGAGGAAATAAAATGGTAGACAGAATGACTTATTGTAAAGATTGCGATAGAAGCATTTACGGAAACAGCGATTTCAAATGCGACACGAACATCGAGAACGATGGCAAGTATGTGAACGCAAATGAAAAATGCTACTGCAAAGTAGTCCAAGGAAAAAGAGCAGAAAAGTATCCTTGGGAAGAATAATCTTTTCTGAATAAAAGGATTATTTAAAAGGTGAACAGCATGGCTAAAATAACACTAGAATATAAAGACTTTTTTGGAGAACGCACCGTATCATATTCTATCCCGGATACTGTTGCAGAATCATTAGAAACAATAATGCGGTCAATCGATGACATTACGTACTGCGATGATTGGGAAAGATGCGATGAGTGAATAAAAGGAAACTTTAAAACAAAAAAATATAACTTGAAGTTTAATTAGT